TACTCTATCAAGTTCCTTAAATACTAATCCTTGCTCTTCAGCAAATCTTTTTAAATCAGCTTCTGTTATTGCTATCCCTAATGATTTAATAGCTTCTCTTTCCCCAAGTAATGCTTTTGTCAATGCTTGAGATGCTCCATCAGCTCCTCCACTAAAGTTAGTAAATGAAGCTAAATCAACAGCTAATTCATTTACTTGTTTTGATAAATTTAAAGCTTCTCTTTCTGTAAATCCAAACCCAACTAATAAATCACCAGTATCTGATAACATACCAAGAGCTGCTTGACTTGATAATCCAAAACTTTCTTTAAATTCCTTAGCTGTATTTTGAGCATCATTCTGAATAGAACTAAAAACAGTATTGAATTTTGATCTTGTTTCTTCTAAATCAGATGCCGCTTTTATTGATGCCGCACCTAATCCAATTACTGGAAGAGTAATGTTTCTTGTCATATTACCTCCAATACTTTTCATATTAGAGCCAAACTTTCTAATGCTACGATTAGCTTTTTTCATTGCTCTATCAAAGCCCCTTAAATCAGCTCCAAATGCTACTGTTAAAAATCCAACGCTCTTATTTGCCATCTTTCTTTAATTCTTCTAATCTTTTAATATATTCAGCTCTTGCTTTCAACTTCTTGTAATCTACTTCTTTTTTCTTTTTATCCCAATCAAATTCAATCAAATCTGTTGGTTTTATTCTCTTTCCTTTTGGGATTTGAATATTGACTAACACCGCTGTTTGCCATCTTACTCTTTCCCATTCATGCTTTTCTTTTAAGCTTAAGAGTTCATAGAATCCAGTCATCTTATTAAAAAAATGTCTGGGAATCATATTATAAAACTCCTCAACAGATAGCCCCATTAATCCAAAAGCTATCTCTTCCAACCTGTCCCAAGTCAGTTTTTCTTCTGCTTGGGCTTCGGCTTTTTTTCATTTACCTGTCCCATCATCTCTCCTAAAATTTCCATACATCTGGCAATAGCATTGAAATCACCATCTATTGAATCAGCTAAATCATCAACAGTTAACTTCATTTCTTGCTTAGATGCTCTGTAACCATCCTCAATACCGCAATACATTAAAATTAAAGCATTATCTAAAGTCATCTCTTGCCCAAGTTTATCTAAGTCCGCAAGTGATGTATTAGTCATTTTAGAATATTTTCTTAAAGCATTGAAGCCAAACTTAATTGGATGGTCTTCTTGCCTATTGTTATTATTTTATAATTCATTTCAGTAAGTATTTTAAAAAGGTTTTGATGCTCAGTAACTCACCGAAAGAATTACCAAGCACCGCCACCAAAAGTTATTATTGTTCTGTTTGAGTTAATGCTCCAGTTCCCTCAATTGTAAGAGAATATGTTGCAGTATCTTCAGTTCCTCCAGTTAAACTAACAGATGTAATAAATCCGCTACCAGCATAAGATATATCAGATGTTGAAACTGTATCTCCAAAGATAAAACTAACAGCTTGTCTTGTACCTAATACATTAGTTTGTAATATATCATCAGCTCCATTAGTTAAAGCTGTTCCACTTGCATCAGTCCATGCATAAGCTCCATCAACATCAATAGTGAAATCTCTTAATCCCTCTAATGATTCTTTGAATCCAGCTGATTCTTTATTAGTTATTTCTCTTATACTTTGATTAACTGTCAAAGTGCAGTTTTGTGCAAAAGCTACTAAGTTAGTTGTCCCAGAGCTGTACACTTTTAATTCTGTTCCATTTAAAATTGCCATTTCTATTTATTTATTTAATTAATTAATTATCTAATCTAAACCCCGCAACAGTTAAACTTGTAACTCCGCTGTAAGTTATACTTATTTGTGAATCATTTGTATTAAAAGCTAAGGGTGCAAATGGTCCAATCATACCCTCAGCACCCGCACCAACAGCAATAGTTGCATTGCTTTTTGTTAATGGTCCGAAAGCACCAACATCAAATGATGTAACCTGAGCTGTTACTGTAACAGTAATAGAACCACCACTCCCATTCTTTATCATAAGAAAAGTTTTTCCATCATTATCCATTACATCTCCCTCTGCCGTTGCACTTGCAAAGGTGGGAGTTATTCCGCTTTCAGTTATCGTTTGAACTGTTATTGTCGCCATCTTTTACTTTCTTTTTTTTAGTTTTAAAATAACCCAATTTCTTGAGCCTCTTGTAATCCTCTTCTTTTAATTCAACTGATTCACCAGCTTGGAAAACATTTCCAAACATTCTTAAATTCTTTTCTAATTTATATTTCATTATGCTGTATTTATAATTCTTACATTAAAATCTATTGCTTTCCTAAACACTCCATCCTCATGGTTATCATCAAAAATATCATTATAACTATCATATTGAATAGATTGAATTGAAACCCCTCCATGAGTTCCGCTTTGTCTATCTAATGCAGTTCTTATTTTTAATGCTAAATCACTTGCATCACTATATGATTTAGAATAACAGCTTACAGTAACATTATTAACATCTACTGTACTTACTCCATCCTTTGTATCATTAGGATCATCTCCATCAACTTCATATATAATAAAAGGGAATGTAGTTGTTTGAGGAGCTACGTTTGGAAAGATTCTTGTTCCAACAACTGAGCTAACCTCTCCATTACCACTCAATAAACTATATAATGCTAATCCTACTTTCATTATCTTCCAAATATTCCATACTTCTCTGTTCTTCTTGCATAGCTTTTAACAGTTCTTGCAATTACTTTCTCAGCATCTTGAACAGTATTTTTTTCTATTATTTTTTTTGTTGATTGATAAGCTGGCTCAAAATATTTCTTAGCTCTTTTCATTGGTCCTCTTCCTCCAAACATTACTTCATCACCATATTCAATCCAAGCTCCATAGTAACCTGATTTAGATTTAGTTTTGAATGCACCCTTGACTTTTGGTCCTACAAAACCTCCTAAGAACTTTCTTGATCTTCTTGTTGTAAAATAACCAATTGATCTTTTTAATCTTCCAGTTTTATCAGCTTTCTCCTTTACAAGATTGGCTCTTGCTTCTTTAATTAATGGTTTTGAGTTCTCTCTAAAGAACTTATTGAACATCTTATCATTGTTCAATGTTTTAGGTAGTTGAGCAAATAAATCAGATAGTTCTTTAACTCCTTCTATTTTAAAATTTGCTTTAGCCATTAATCTCTTTGCTCTGTTATTATTTCTAAAAAACTATCTCTGCCTTCTATCTCATTTATTGCTTGAATGTAATATAATTTACTATCATAGCTTATTCTTGTTTTTTCGGTTAAGTTTGCTAAGTCAAGATTTCTAATAAAAAACTTCACTTTGCTTATTGCTGTTATTCTATCAAATTCATCTGATTGACTACCTCCTGTAAAATCTACTTTTGCCCAAACTGTTCTATAATCACTATAAGATTCTATTAATTCACCATAGCTATTAGCACTTGTAACATAGTTTTGTAAAGTAACTCTTCTATCAAGATGCCCTATCTGCATACCTGAATTTTATATTGGTCTAATAAAAACTTAGCATTCATTGGAAGCTCTGTTGCTATTGTTCCAGTCACTACTGCTTGCCTATTCTGATACCAATTACCAATTGTTAATAATAAAGCTTGTCTGATTCCCTCATCAACCTCATCTGGTCCAGCCGCTATCCCTACAACATAATTTACTTGAACAGTATTTAGTCTATCAATAATCTCTGGGAAAGATTTATTTGGTTTCAATCCAATCCTTGCTGGTTTATTAACATCATCAACAAAATAAATATCTGTGTTTAATGTTTGTAATGTTCCATCTGGATCAACATACTTTATATTAGTAACACTTAAAACTGGTGATTTAAATAAATTACTTATATCTTCCCACTTATCTCCAACTTGTTGAATTGTAGTTTGAATAAAAAATCTATTAGTATACTCCTGAGCTGATGATGTAGCTGATTTAATTAAATTAGTGATAAATGTATCATCTGCCGTTGTATCTACTTTTAAATGAGTTTTTGCTTCAGTTAATGTTATTGGATTACTTGTTGCTGGTGTTACTACTTTAAATGCTCTCATAGTTAAATTTAAAAAAAAAGGGATGGGTATTAAGCCACCCCTTTAATTAATACTAATTATTATGCCTCAGTTAATTGAACAAATGCTGTTGCATTTTGTACAGCATCACCGCCAACAAGAGATGTTAATACATATCTTGGTACTCCGATACCTCCATTAGTGTAAGGATCATAAAGAACATCTATTCCTCCAAATTGAGCAATATGTACTTTTGAGAAATCTCCCATTAATACATGGTCTTTAGAAGCTGTTCCACTTGATGCAACATTAGATGAAACGAATGCAAAGTAACCATTAACAGTTTTGTCATTCAAGTCATAAGCTGGATTTACTCCACTAACTTGAGCTTCTGTTTTAATTTTTGCATAAGCATCAGCATCCATTAAATAAGCCATTCTTGCACCCTGTAAATCAACATTATTAGCAAGTAAAGTTGATTCCATTGATATTGCATTAGCCGCCGTAAACTCTCCAGTTGGTCCAGTAGCCGCATCAGCAAAGATAGAATTTGGTGCATTAGTAATATTACCAGTATCTAATAAAGCTGATTCTAAAGTTGATGCAACTGATTGAGCCATGTTTCTTCTTAACGCAGCCTCAAGAGATGGGTTTTGAATCATTGCCTCAGCAGATACATTTACAATAGAAATCATTTTGCTTGGTGATAAAGTAACACTTGAAGCTGTTCCATTAGCCGCTGGAGCTGAGCCACCAGTTTCAGCAACGAATCCAGAATTTATAGAAGAAAATACTGGGAACTTCATGTCATTAATACCGCTGTAAAAATTAGCACCTGCACTTGCTAAAACAAGATTTGCTTCTAATTGGTCTGTCCAAGCCATTACATCAGTAGCACTTCCAGCTGATGTAGCTATCTCTGCTCTTGTTAATATGCTTGATGGAATACCTATTCCTTTGTAAGATTGACCAGTATATCTTGATTCATTTCTTGCCTCTTGATCCATTTCTTTTACAAGTCCCTCTACTCTTCCAGAGTAAGCTTGTTTGAACGCATCTTGGAAAGAATAGCTTCTGATTTCTTTCTCAACCTTTTTAGTTTCTACTCCTGAAACAACAGCACTATTTCTTTTAATAGTTTCCATTTTTTCAGCTCTTTCAATCTTTGCATCAAGATTATCAACATCTGCTAATAATCCATCCACTTGACTGTTTTCTTCTTCAGTTAAGTCCCTCTTCTCAGTTGAAGCAACATCTTTTATATTCTCCAATATTGAGATTTTATCAGAACGTAACTCTTTTAATTCAATTGATGTTTTCATTTAAATTTAATTTTAATTATTATTTTCTCTTATTTATTTCAATTTTTAGTCCAAGAAGAGAATGCTTGACTAATTTCTTTGTTTCTTTATATTCTTTCAATCCCCTTTGTGCTACCATTACATCAGAAGCTGCTTGAGAATAAGCTGGGTAAGTAACAACAGAAATATCAAATAATCTATCTATTTTATTTATTGTTCTTATATTATTACCAGCTTCATCTGAACTCCACTCATCCCCACCAGATGGAATAGTAAAAGCAAAAGAGCTTTGATTTAAATTATTATTTTTCATGTTGATTAATAAATCTCTTGCATAAGATGTATCTGGCATTTCAAACTCATATTTTAAACCTTTAGAATCAGCATTTAATTTTAAAGTACCTTTTCCATTCTTACTTCTTGCAAGTATTAAATTAGGATCATGATTAATTAATGCTCTTACATCTGATGAATTAATTAGCTCATCAGTAAAAGCACCCTCTGAGATGTACTCATAAAAGCCTCCGAGATTTTCACTTCTTGAATTATAAACGCTACCATAACCAACTACAACATTTCTTTCTTTACCATCAACCTCTCTTGTTTCAATTTTACTTTCAAGATTAAATGTTCTTTTTTCTACATTAGGATTATTATTTCTAAAAGACTTTTCCTCTTCATCTTCATCTTTTTTCATTTTTTTCTTATAAGCATTTTCTTCCATCTCTCCATCACCTGACATTATCATCATTATCTGCTCATGTGATTCAAAGGGCATAAAATACTCCTCACCATCTAAAGTGTGAATGTGTGAGCCGCTTCCTCCCATTTCTTCAGCCATTTTCTCAGCTTCCTCTTTTGTACTAAACAAAGGCATCTCAATCCCATCTGTTATCATAGTACCTACTAATTCTCTTTTGTTTCTAAAACAATCATTACAATCTATATTCATATCTAAATTTTTTTCTTCCATTTCTTTTTTTACTGGATGATTACTTGGTAGCAAGTCAGTATCATGCTTACCGCTTCTAAATTTACCCTTTTTCATTGCATATAAAAAACTATTAACTCTTGCTAATGCCCATTGCTCAGGTGATTGAACTGATGGCCTTACTGATTGAGGATTAGTATTGTAAGCCCCAACCCCTCTATCAAATACTTTTTCCAACATTGGTAAAGTAACAGAAGCATCCCAATCCAAACTAAGTTCTTTAATCTCTTCATTATGCTCATCTCTTTTATTTTCTAAAGATGTTTTTATTTTAGCACTAACTCTTTTTTCTTCCTCCTCTACTATCTCTTTTCTTTTTCTTTCCGACCAAGAAAAACCAGCATCACCTCCCCAAAGAGCTATTGCGATTCTCCCATTAGATGGGTAACCTTTTTCTCCTGAGTTATAGCCCTCCGCCTCTTTATCTACCTGATGCCTTGAATGAAAACTAAACATTCTTGTTACTCTATCTGGAGTGAGTTCATTGTTTATTATCATTCGTGCTGTGCGGATTCCAACCTCAGTCCCACCTCTTCCAAATTCTTTTCTCCACTCAAGTCCCTTTCTTGCCTCATCAATCATTCCTTGAGTTGGTGTTAAATCAATATCACTTAATGCTCGGTAATAATCTTTATTATCATCTTCAGCTTGTTGCTTAGAATCATATTTACATGAGCCAGTTGAACCCCATCTATATTTACCATTATCACATTTATAAGCTGGCATCTCCTATTTTTTCAATTGTAGTCATATTCATTTGAATAAAATGTTGATCTCCACCCTCTATTGAGTTTAAATTTTCTTTTTGTCTTACTTCATTGATACTCATATAACCATTTTGTATTGCAGTTTTATAAGCTTCATTTCTTGTTTTTACATCCCCTCTAAGTAATCCATTGACATTAAATTCAACAAATGTTTTTCCAAGTTCATTAGTTCTAAATAATTTAAGATTCATCTCTTGCTCTATTCTTGTTAGATATGGCATTAATGTATATGTTACATATTCTTGAGATTGCATTTCTATATTATTAAAACTTGACTTTGATAAATCTTTTAGCATGTGTGGTGGAATATTAAAAATCCTTGCTATCTCTTCTATTCCAAATTGTCTTGATGCTAAAAACTGAGCTTGCTCTGGTGAGATTGAAATTGGCTTAAATGATAATCCCTCTTCAAGAATTATAGTTGAGTTTGAGCTTTTTAGTTTTGCATAAGAACTATTAAAACTATTTTTTAATCTTTCAATTGCTGTTTCACTTAATGCTCTATCAGTTGATAATACTGAACTTGGCTTTGCTCCATTCTTAAAGAATGTTGATCCAAACTCTTCCATTGATAAACTCCAATTAATAGCTTTAGCACATTGATCAATTGGTGAAAGACCCTCAATCCCATCATCTGTTATTAGTTTAATATGTAAAACATCAGAGGAATCTAAAGCTGGACCACCATCTTTCTGATAAAATAACTCATTATCTTTTATAAAAATATTAACATAATCAGGATTCATTGGTAATAACTGAACTGGATTAGCTGAGTTATCTCTAATGATTTGAACATAAGCATTCCCATCTGTTAAGATTGAATACATAATATATTCAAAAAATGTTATTTTATTTTGAAAGTTATTTGGTTTAAATTTTATAAGATTGTAGATTCTATGATTTACATCCTCTACTTTATCACCATTATTTTCTTTTCTGTAAACTGTTATTGGTAAAGATGAAACACTTTCAGAAAGTAATCTGATTGCATTCCAAACTGATGTTAGAGTTAATGCTTTATCAGAATCAAAAACATCAGCATCTGGGAATATTGTATTTAAACTTATTCCTCTTTTATCTATCTTCTTAGAACTATTACCAGTAAATAAAGTTCTAATGTTATCTATTAAGCCCAAAGATTAAAATATTTTTCACAATAATATTAATTAAAAATCTCTTCTATGTGTAACATTGTTACCTTTTTTTATTCTTCTATCTCTACAAACTCTATAAGAATTATAGTCCGAATATTTACGTTTTCCAAAGTAAGTTTCATATTCATCCTCAAGTTTCTCATAAGCTTTTTTATAAGTTTTATATTTAGATGCATTGTCCCAGAATCGTTCATCAAATCCCTCTGGTGTTAGTAATGCTATTATTTTTGAATCCATAGTTTATAATATTAAAAGTCCCCTATTGTCGTAAATACTATTAACCTCATCTCCAGTCATGTATTCCCCAAGAGCCATGACTAAAGCAACCATTCCATCAACCTTTTCTCTTGATTTGTTTTTTGCAATCTTAATATTACCAGCTGGATCTTCCTGAATTGCTACATTTGAAAGCATCCAATTCATTGCTGGATTGTTATTATGAATGATTTGTTTTCCTATAATTAACTTTTCTAATTCTTTTGTTGGTGCTGACATACTCACAAAGCCCTGACCAAAAGGAGTCATGTTTGCTCCATCGCCAATTAAATCAATAACTAATTGAGATGCATTCCATCTATCATAAGCAATAGATTGAATTCTATATATTTTACTTAATTCATTTATCTTAGCTTTAATAAAATTATAATCAGCAACATCTCCCTCTGTTGCAATAACATGGTTTTGATTAACCCAAGTCATGTAATCAACCTTATCTCTTTCACTTCTTTGCTTTGCATTTTCTGAGGGAATAAATAAATGAGGTAAAACAATATACTTATCTTCATCTTTAAATATTAAAACAAAAGCACT